TATACGCGATTATGAATTAGTGCAAGAAAGGGGTGACGGTGAAGGAGGTTTGTCACCTGCTCTTGCCAACTCCGGTGATACACCTAACATGAAAATTAGCATACCTAATCATGATGACATACCGGGTAATATACTTGTGCGCACAGGTTTTGATAGATTACAAGCATACCAAACAGAAACAACAGCATTGTCTCCTGTCCCAGCATCAGAACTAGACCATCCTTTTATCTTTTTAATTGAACAAGCATAAGGGGCTACAAAAATACCAAACTGTGAGGACCATCTATTTGGTTTGGAGTTTCCATCTGCTAACTGTGCGCCACTATTTACTGTGAATGAAGAAGTTCCAAAAGCGGAAAGATAGTCGTTTCCATTTGTACCTGTTGTTAAATATAAGGATTGTTGAAAGTATAAATCAGTATTGTTGATTTTATCGAATTTCGGTTCTTGCCTCATTAAGATAACACTACCAGCTTCAACTATGTCAGCAAAATCAATTGAACTGAAGCTGCAAGTTGTGGTTCTTCCTAAGTCAGCAGTTAAAGTCAATTCATAAAGAAGGTTGGAGTATTTTGTAAATAAAAATACTTTTTCACCACTTTTTGCGACTACTTTATTCCCAGCAGCAACAGCAAGTTGAGTTTGACTCGTGCTACCTCCTGATGGCTCTGTTACGTATGCCAGAGAATCGTTTACTAAAGTTCTATTGTAAGTTGATGCTTGCATATTACCAGTCTGTTGTAAAAGTTGCGTTTTCATCTGTATCAGGAGCAATATCATCCGAAGTATAACTTTGACCGCTAGCATCCAAATCTGTTTCTATCCATTGACCATCCCAAATTCCTTCATTTGCAGTGTATATCATATCGTTGGGGACATAAACTCTGGCAGAAGAAATATTATCAAAAGCTAGGTGATATTCGTAATTGGTAGCAGTGTTCGTTTGTAGTGAACCATTGTAAACATCAACACCTGTTTTTCTTCCAGCAAGTATTTCTTTGCAAAGTGTTTTTGTTATGCTTCCTGTCGTTCCATCTCCTGTCGTTTCTTGGTACACTTGCCAAGTTGTAGCAGTTCCATCATCTCCATTCCCAGCAGCATCAAAAGTAATTATTCTTGTAGGTGTTTGTGCTGTTGGTCCGCTTCCTAAGTTTACTGAATCAAGTTCTAAAATTGAGTTCGAGATTGTTGTACCTTGAGAAGCAGAGATAAGCTGTTGTGCTGTTTGGTTATTATCTACTAAGTATCTCACATAATAGTTAGTTCCATCGGGCTTATCCATACCAAGTGCCAAACCTTTAATAATTGAACTGGCTTGATTTGGCATTAAAGCATCCGATAGTCTGATTTCATCAGTTGAAGGATCATAAGCGTTTTGTGGGTCAACCCAGTTAAACCGCCCAAATCCAGTTAAGAAAAGCTCTCCACCCTCTGGAATATCCTGTGTACTTCCTGAGCGTGGCTGTAAGTTATAAGAAGAACTTGTTGGATTTTCATAATCAGACAAAGTTCCTTCAAATATAGAAGGCAAACCACTGTTCGCTCCAGTAGTCCATTGATGAGTCGAACCATTTGACCCCGAAGTCATATTAATATGGTATGTCGTGCCACTATCTCCAACGAGTTTCAGTCTGAGATTCAGATTGCATTTTAATGTTCCAGCATAACCACCTAAACCAGCAGCCGCTTTGCTTGTGTTCCAGTCATTTAAGATTGCAGTGTACGCTACACCTCCAATAATGTAACCCCCATTATAATAAACTAACTGAGGTCTGAATAACAAATTCCATTCTATAGTCGCTCCAGTTTGAGCAGAAATAACTCCTAGTGATTGTGAAAAAATACCTGTTGTGCCTTGATTGACATTACCACTTCCTCCATATACATCAGTAGTGGGAGGGTTGTCTTTGGGAAACCCTCCTGAACCAGCCCCAACTTTTGTCATCCAAAGTGGAACGCTAAAATTACAAAGTTGCAAGTTGTAAAGTAAGTCATAATACATCTGAACAGTTTGAACAGGATGGAGTGAGTCAAATGTCCCACCTCCTAAAACAACTCCTGCATTTGTTTTTAATTGAACTGCGCTGCTAGAGATTACAGTTGTATTTCCTTTTCTATAAGTTCGCTCATAGTTTGTGTCTGAATATCCATTCGGCTGAATAACTCTCCACATTCCATCAGACTGAATAAGTCTTGCCCCCCAGCACTTCATAATTCTATCTAAAGCAGTAAACGCATCAACGGGAACAAAAGCCTGATTTTCTTCTTTGTTGAGGGCTGGTGGTCTAATTCCAGAAAAGAAAAGGGGGTCTTTGTCTGCTGCTGGTGTTGGCATTTGTGCTGTATACCAATTTACTTGTGTTTGTAAAAAGTTGTCAGTCGCACCCCAGTATTGTGAAGTATTAAGTATAGCTGTATCTCTTAGGATATTTAAAATGATTTGTAAAAATCTGTAAGTCGTTCCATCAGCATAAGTGTTTCCCGTTGTCCATTTTACATCAACAAGTTCAGCGAGTCCATCTGTTGCAGTTATTATTTGTTGTGTTCCAGCTTGAAAAGATAAGTTTTGTCTTGAACTTACATCACTTAAAATATTCCCGACCCAATAGTTATTGAATGATACTCCATCACTAGACTTGAGAATCTTTAGTTGAAACCTACCATAAGCAGCAGCAGCAATATCATCAACGACAGCTTGCTCCGAGCTATCTCTTGGGACTATAGTAAATTTACAACTTGAAGGAATTACACCTGAAAAGCGTGTTCTATCTTCTGCTTCATACTTGAGTTCAAATCCACTTGCTCCAAGCTGTAAAGTCAAAGCTGAAGGGCTACCAAGTGCGCTATCGTAAATTTCTAGCTTGTAGTATATCCCTTTGTCGTTTTGGAACTCTGCTGTTCTTCTTAGTGCCATTAGTAACCTCTTGTTCTGTTTCTGTTTCCTCTTGCTCTATCGCTTGATAATAATATATCAGAGCCTCTTAATCTACCGAACACCTCAACTTGACCACCAGCGTTGCCAATCATTCCTTGTAGTTTGTCTAACGGTGCAATGACTTCTGGATTGATTGCGCTTGTTCCAGGTCCTTCACCTACCATTGCTAAGGTTGCACCGCTTACCATACCACCATCTGCAAAGGGTGGGATAACTTTATTAAATATACTTCCAACAACACTCCCAGCAGCAGAAGCTAAAGCAAGGTTGAAAGGAAACGGAACTGTTGCAAAAATAGTTTTAAGGTGTCCCGCGATTGCTTCTGCTACAAAAGACTTTATTACTTGTCTAGCAGCGTTTGCAGCAGCAGCAGCTATATCTCCAAAAGAAGAATCTGCACTAACTGCCATTGAGTGAAAAGCTCTCTCAAAAGAGTTTGCTGTGTCTTGCATTTTGATTTGTAAGTCTGTCAATCCAGCAGAATAAGATTCTAATGGAGTAGTATCTAAAGCATCTTCCGAAAGTGGAAGAGGTCCAGCAGCTATAGGCTCAAAATTCAACATTCCTGTTGATTGCATACCATTACCATTTGAAGGGGTAGGCATTTTTCCCATTGACTCAATCAGATTATCAATAGCTGTTTTTTGTTCTTCAATGTTTGTTGTAGTGCCTTCCATTGATTGAGCAAGTTTTTCTTGTTCTTTACTCATTCCATCAATAGTCGCAATAGCTGCTATGGCTTGTGGTTTACTCATTAAACCAGTTGCATCAGCAAACATTATAATTGCTTTAGCTGTCAACCTCCCAACTTTTCCTAAATTAAGTGCGGTTTTAAGGAAACCCTCCATATCTAAAATAGCAAAACCTAACAATCCAACAAGAGTACTAATTGCAGTAGCAAAAATAACCATCGGATTTGCAGCTAGAAAAATCAATGCTTTTCCAATTGATGTAAGCACTGTAACTAGTTTACCGAATACAATAAGCAAAGGACCAACAACAGCGGTAAGTCCAGCTATTTTGATAATTGTTTTCTTTTGTTCTGTGCTTAAATTTCTAAGGTTAGAAGCAAGACCCTGAAGCGATGTTTTTAATGGTTCAATGTTTTCTAGTATCAGTTTTCCAAACTCCTCTGAAACATCACTCAAAACCATTTTTAATTGTTCAAATGGTCCTAGTCCTACCTTAGTTAATTCTAGAGCTTGACCAGCAAACGCTTCTGAAACCACATCAACAGCACCACCAAGCATCAACTCCTCTTTCGTTAGTTCTTTCAAAGCTGGAATACTTTCACCAAGTTCGCCTGTTAAACCAGCAAATGTTTTAGCTAGGTTTTTTACACCAAATTCTAGTGTTTGTCCAGTTCCAGCAGCAAGGTCAAGTGAAGCAGCAATCACTTTGTTGATTGTTTCTTCGGTCATTCCTAATGAAGCAAGGTATGCTTGTTGAGTAATTATCTGTTCATCACCAAACAGAGAAACTTTTTGAAATTCGGTAGCTTGTTTAGTTAAATTTTCAAATGCTCTTTCATCACCCTTGAGGGCTGTTCTGAGTTTTGTTTCAGCTTTAATTTGTTCATCAAAAGCTTTTACAGAAGCAGCTCCAAAAGCTAAAACAGGAAGTGTTAACGACTTGGACAAAGTTTGACCAGTTCGTTGCATTGACTTCCCAAACTTGGTCATTGAACGAGTTGCTTTTCTTAATGCACTCTGAAACTGTTTATCGTTCAAAGTAAGCGCAATCGAGAGTCTTTTTCCAGCCATTACTTTTTTATTTTATATTTTTTCATTGCGTACTCCGCAGCTTTTTTTCGTTCTTTGAGAGTCATTTTTTCCTCTTTTTTCTCCCATTCAAACCTTACCAAATCGGTTGGATTGAGCTTTGAATTTTTCTTTTTGTGTGGCTGTAAAATCAAACAAGCCAGCCATCGTGTCCGCTCCCATTCAAACCTTTCTTTCATTTCGAGCTGCTCATTTCGACCTCTCTGCAATAGAAAGAATTCGTGAAAAGTCAAGCTCCAAAACTCTTTAGGTAGTAAGCCAAAACCATAAGCAATGGCTTCCAAATCATCCCAATCTATTTTTTCTTTTGAGGAGTTTTTTTCTCCTCTTTTTCGTTTCCCTCATCTTTGAATTTTGCAGAAAATTGATCTCCGAATACATCAAAACACTTTTGAAGTGCTTCAAAGTCCTCATCCAAAATATCTGCAATGTCCTCAATTGTCAAGTCAAAATCTTTTCCAGCTACTCTAGCACCATCTTGCAATCCAGCAAGGATAAGCTGACAAGCATCATCTAAAGATATGTCTTGACCTAATTTGTCAAGGTCTTGCAAACTTGTGTTTGTTCTTTTACAATAAATTCTAAGAGCGTTCATTCCGAATCTAATCGGATAGTCTTTTTTATTAAGTATTACTACTTCAAACATTTTTCGTTGGTTTTAAAGTTAAGTTAGTGAGGAGAGCCGAAGCCCATCCCCACCAACGAAATAATTTAATTATGCTACTGTCAAAGTATCAGTACCCTCAATAGTAACAGAATAAGTTGGAGCATCCTCTACTCCTCCAGTAATTTCTAGTGAAGTAATAAATCCAGAGCCGCTCATATTATATGCACTAGGGTCCGCTATGCCAAAAATAAAAGTTACTGGTGTTCTTCCTAACATTTGAGTAAATAATTCATCTACTTCCGTATCTGAACCACCAGTCGCAAAATCCATAAGACCATCAGCAGAAAGAGAGAAAGACTTTTGCCCTCCAATAATATCTCTGAATCCAGCAGAATCTTTTGTTGAAATATCAATTGTGTCAACATTAACACTTAAAGAAACACTCGTTGAGTGCATCAATTTTACATCAGTCCCCCCCTGTGAAGGACTTACTTTCAGGATTAAATCCGTACCATTAAAAATAGCCATTTTCTTTTTTGTTTTAAATTAATATTAGCTAATGTCTAAATCCGAAGGGGAGTCCTTCTTTTTAGATTTCTTTTTCGTTGTGTCTATTGCATTGTTTGCTTGTAGATAGTTTCTTACAACACGACCAACCTTATAAGATTCGCCTTCTTTGTATTCAATCCCTCTGCATTCAATGTCTTTTTTTATTTTTACTTTGTACATATCTATCTATTTATGTTAAATCTGAAATCCATTGCAACATAGTGAATTCCGTTTTCTCCAAATGAATCATCATAAACATCATTGGCATCTTCAAAAAATATCTTATCAATAATTACTCCAGCATAAGTTCCAGAAACATAGTCTAGAGCAGTTCTTATTTTAGCAGCTAAATCTTGCGCTTCTGAGTAGCTTGTACCAAATCCAGTAATTTGACATCTTACATAGTCGTAAGTTGAAACTCCGTTTTTTGTGTTGTTAGGAGTTGTATCAATTACAAAGTAAGTGATTGCTGGCATTCTTTCATCAAACTGAACTTTTTGTGGAAAGATTCTAGTTGCAACAATTGCAGCAACATCACTATCATTTGCGAGTATGTTATATATTGCTTTCCCAACTGCCATTACAATCCTTTCTTTTTAAATCTTCTATCAATAATGCTTCTTAAACTTGGAATAATTGAATTTGCAACCTGTTGGCCCGTTTCTTTTAAAGTCTTATCTAAATATCTTTCTCCCCCTTTTCCGTTTTTACCATATTCTAAATAATACATATATCCAGTTGGGAGTTTACTGTTTTGTTTTCCAGTGGATGTTTTTCTCGGACCAACTCCAACAATCGGAGCTTTGCTTTTTGCTGTTTTTACATTGAAAAGTCCGATTGACTTATACAAATCCCCACTATCTCTGTGGTCTTTCAAGTATGTTTTTAATGTTTTTACTGATGGCTTCAATGCTTTTCTCATTGCTTGTCGAACAATGGTCTTTGTGCCTCTATCAAAAGGCAGAAGTTTATCCAAGTCCTTTTGAATTTGGCGCAATTCTTTTTCGTTAACTTTAAGCTCTATCATTCTGCATCAGTTGTTTTTTCCTCTACGCTTAAAATCAACCCTTCTTTTCTTCCTATTTCTTGAATGGAACGAATCCACCACTCTTTTGAATTATAATAAATAAAATTCTTTGGAGAAATTTGCAAGTCGCTTCTATATCTTATTGTTACTTTAGCAGGACTCTCTCCGATGAAAGTGTCTGCTTCAAAACCAGCTTTTCCCTTTTGAAACTCAAATCTTGCCCAAACACTTGCTAAATCACTTGTCGTTCTAATCCTTTGACCATAAGCATCAGTGTCAAATGTGCCTTGTTTAATCACTACCAGTCTGTCGAGCTTACCAATATTCATTATCCTTGCACTCTATATGGCATTAATAAAAATTCTGCAGATTGTGGAATCTCTTTGTAAGTTCTATCGCTTACGGTTTGTCTTGTTTCGTAATAAGTTCCAACCATCAACAGAACAGCTTGCTTGATAGGTGCTGGAACTTGAGAAGCTGCTCCAAAGCCAAGAGTAAAATCTACAGTTACTGCATTTGGTTTGTCGAATGTGCTTGGAATAGTTGCATCAGGCGCAAAGTAAATTCTTGCAGGTTTTATACTACCATCTCCAAAATAATTAGCAGCAGCTAAAGTTTGTGAAGCATTGTTCTCATCAGAATAAGTGATTGAGTTTACTGTCAAAGTTCTTAGCGTTCCTTTTAATAGATTAAAATAATCTGGAAAAGCATCAATATCTAAAAACCAAGACTGCTCCATTATAGCCAGATTCGTGTAATTTTCAGCAGCTAAAGTGGCAACATCAATGAGCGTTCCAATATAAGTGTCATCAGCAGTGAATGAACTATCAATGCGCAAATGTGTTTTTGCTTCTGCAACAGATACTGGAGTTAATGTTGGAGCTGTTTTCAACCTCAATTTTCCATAACCTGTTGTTACTGCAATACCTAAATCTGTGTTAGTAATCATATCTTTTGTTGGTAAAAATGGAGGAGAGCCAAAACCCTCCTCCAATTATCAAATCAATTATGCATTGTCAATTTTAACAAAAGCAGTAGAGTTTTGTACTGCATCACCATCTACAAGAGAAGTGATAACATAACGAGGCTCACCAGTTCCAGCGTTAGTGTAGATGTCATAAATCACATCTAAACCACCAAACTGAGCAATGTGAACTTTCGAAAAATCTCCTAACATATAGTTAGTTCCACTTCCAGAACCAGCACCAACATTTGAAGAACTGAATGCAAAGTAGCCTAAGAAAGACTTGTCAACATTGTCGTAAGCTGGAGAAACAGAAGAAACTTGAGCAAGTTGCTTAGCTTCAGATAAAGCACCAGAGTCTAACAACCAAGCCATTCTAGCTCCTTGTAAGTTAACTCCGTTTCCTAATAAAGTAGCTTCCATATTTAAAAGCTCAACAATAGTAGGAGCAGTACCAGCAACAGATTGAGTTGCAGCATCTAAGAAAATAGAAGTAGGAGCATTTCCTAAATCACTATCTCCTAACAATGCAAGCTCTAATTGTGCAGCAACACTTTCAGCCATATTTCTTCTCAAAGCAGCTTCGATAGATGGGTTTTGAGTTATTGCCTCAGCAGAAACATTAACAATAGAAATACATTTCTTTGGGCTTAATGTTACGCTAGTAGCAGTACCATTTGCAGCAGGAGCAGAACCACCAGTTTCAGCAACGAAACCAGAGTTGATGTCGCTAAATACTGGGAACTTCATATTAGAGATTCCTGAGTAAAAGTTAGCACCAGCAGAAGCAAGAACTAAGTTTGCCTCTAGTTGGTCAGTCCAAGCCATAACCTCAGTAGCGTTTCCAGCAGCAGTTCCAACAGCAGCACGAGTTAAAACAGATGCAGGGATTCCGATACCTTTGAACGATTGTCCAGTGTAACGAGCCTCGTTTCTAGCTTCTTGGTCCATCTCTTTAACTAGACCTTCCAAACGACCAGATGCAGCTTGTTCCATAGCTTTTGCAAAAGAAAACTCACGAATTTCTTTCGGAGTGTTTTCTTCAGCAACAGGCTCTGATTTAGCAGCTTTGTTTGCTTGTAATGCTTCAAAAGAAGCAGCACGCTTAGCCATACCCTCTAAAGAGTTAGCTTTTTCATTTAGAGAATCGAATTCTGTTGTTTCAGCTTCTGTAAGCTCACGACCTTCAACTTTCGCTGAGTCAACGATTGCTTCCATATTTTCAACAACTGAAGCTCTCTCCTCTGTGTAGAATTTAGATGTTTTCATCTTTTTTTCAGTTTTTAAAATTATTACTTTTTATTTATGATTGACAAACGCAACTCAGCGAGAGAGCGTTTAGTTAAATCCTTATCTTCCTTCTCTCTTTCTTCCTTCTCTTTTTCAAGGTTCTCTTTCAAAACCTTTTCATCTTCTGTTTTTTTCCATTCTTCCATTGAACGAAGTGCAACAGATGCTTCTTCATAGGCTGGATATGTAACAGCACTAACATCGTATAAACGAGAAACTTTGTTGATAGTTCTTACATTCATTCCATCTCTAACCTCCCAAGAATCATCCTCAACAACAAATGCAAAAGAACTTTGATTGATTGTTCCGTTTCTCATAAGTTCTACTAAATCACGACCTAAAGAAGTGTTTGCAACTCTTGCTTCATATTTCAAGC